GAATGTACCAGAGATTGCAGTTTGTGGTCAACCCACCGACTGATCCTACATTTGGTACTTATTTCTATCGAGAGAATGTAGAAGTTCAAATCTTTGTCGCTGATAAGTTAGGTTCTGGTACTACAGCAGCAGAGGAAAGAGCTGAGTTGCTAAGAGACTGGTTTGATAAAGGTTTAACGCTGACTGAAGGTAATATACGAATGCATGTTCTTCGTACACCTCATGTCAGCGCAGCAGCAGTTGCTGCAGATAGGATTATTGTTCCGGTATTGATTTCTGTAACTGCAGAAGTGTATCGACCATAATGAACGCAATTCGCGTTATAGAAAAATTCTGGAATTGCGTACTCTGGAATATTAAAATTATTTTGCAAAATAATAAGGAAATAAAATGCTAGCTAAAGGTATTGCTAAAAAGATTGCGTATAAAGTTGAAAGTGTATGGGGTGAACCACCTTCGGTAACAACTGGAGCAAAATATCTTTCCCGTGTAACTGGACAGTTTAACGTAAACGCAGAAACTCTGCAATCAGCTACTATTCGTACTGATTATCAAATTGAAGACTACCGTCTAGGTACTCGTTCTGGTGATGGTTCTCTGAATACTGAACTCTCTCCTGGTGCTTCCGCAGACTTCTTTGCTGGTGCTTTGGCTAAGGATTTTGCTGTTGGTGGTACCGCAGCTTCGGTGAGTTTGACAATTGCTGCATCTGGTAGCTTCTTCACCTTGACTCGCGGTACAGGTAACTGGCTTACTGATGGTTTTTATGTAGGTAATGTAGTGCGCCTGACAGGCGCAGGTTTGAATGCTCAGAACGTAGGAAACAATCTTGTAGTACTGAGCCTGACAGCTACAGTAATGACTGTCAAGACACTTGCTGAAAACACCCTTGTTGCTGAAGGACCTATTGCTGCAGTCGGAGTAGCTGTTGCAGGTAAACAATCTTATACCCCACAGACAGGCCACATTTCGCCATCGTGGAGTTTTGAAGAATGGTATTCCGACGTGGGTGTCTCTGAGGTTCATAGCGGGATGAAGGTCAACACTATTGCTGTATCTTTGCCTACAAACGGATTTTGCACTGCTGATATTTCGTTCATGGGTAAGGGTAAAATTCTTACAGGAACCTCCCAATTTTACACTAGCCCAACCACAGCCTCAGCAGAGGGTCTAACGGTTAGCGTTAGCGGCGCGGTTATTGTTAATGGTATCCCTGCAGCAGTTATCACCCAGGCCGATTTCTCAATTGACCGTGGTCTGGAGCCAGCAAACGTCGTTGGTACTAATTATGCTGTAGAGATGTTCGATGGTCGTGTGAATGTTACAGGTAATTTCTCTACTTACTTTGAAAATGGTACTTACCGGGACTATTTCTTGAATGAAAATCGTATCAGTCTTGTGCTGGTACTTTCAACAGGGTCTGAAAAAGATGCTGATGTTTTGAGCTTTGTAATGCCTAAGGTGGCTTTGGGTAGTTCAACTCGTGATGACGGTGAAACCGGGTTGATTCAACAACACTCCTTCCAAGCAATCTTGAACACAAACACAACAACTGGTCTTGTAAATTCTACTCTGTTAGTGCAGGATACCTCACTAGTTTAAAACTTGTGCTATAATAAACCCCTTTGGAGAAATCCTTAGGGGTTTTGTTATTTGTTCAATATAAAGGCTAAGGAGGCTGGTGTGAGTTTTTACGTGTATCTACATAGAAAGAAAACGAATGGTGAAGTTTTCTACGTTGGAAAAGGTAAGGATAAAAGGGCTTGGAGTCCTTTTGGAAGGAATGAATTGTGGAAAAGGACAGCCGAGAAGTATGGATGGTATGTTGAAATTGTAGAGAAAGACTTGCAGTCTTGGTATGCTTTTGAACTTGAGCAAGATTTAATTGCATTGTACGGAAGGCGTGATCTTGGCTATGGTACTTTGACAAACATGTCGGACGGTGGGGATGGGCCTACAAATTTTGGACCAGAGGTGCGTAAGAAAATCTCAGACGCTATAGCAGGCTTAAGGTGCTATAAGGCTGATCATAATGTCTATAAATTCTATAACTGTGACACTAAGGAGATTTTTGAGGGTAAACGCATTCAATTTGAAGAGAAGTACGGTATTACGATTGGTAGACTGTTCACATCAAAAGTAAAGGGTATAAATGCTTCGCATTTTGGTTGGATGAGGGTCGATCATTTTCCTGAAGGCTTTGATTTAAGTTTATTATCAAGATCAGACGTGATTGGAGAAAACAATCCGAACGTGGATGAGCAGGTCTACACATTCCTTAATGTACATACAATGGAGAAATTCGTAGGCACAAGACTCCAACTAAAGAGAAATTATAAAGTAAATACGAATGTACTATTTTTCACTGGAAACTATAAAGGTTGGATAGTATATGAAAATCAGACAGATGAAGATATTGATAAAATAAGAGCCCCCAGAAAGTACCAAAGATTATCTAGAAGAGATAATAACGTTTATGAGATGGAACATAAAGATGGCAGATCGTTCAAAGGCACTAGACACGAGTTTAAGAATTTGTTTGGTTTTGATCCCTACCATCTTTTAGCAAAATCAAGTAATCAGAAAGTCCAGAAAGGCTGGTTTCTTGTTGATAATAGGCCAACCACTGAGTCAAAGAGATGCAAGAAAATCTATAAATTCTTTCATGAAGTACATGGAGAAAGGTTGTGTACAAGGAGTGTCCTTGAAAAAGAGTTTTCTTTAGATGTCCGCCCTTTATTTATGAGTAAACCAAACAGTCATGTAAAAGGATGGTCACTAGCTCCTCAGAATTAACTTGCAATATATAACCTTTCATGGTATAATTACTTTATGAATTGAGTACTAAGACTTAATTCTTATAGCCCTTGTTCTTTACTGAGCAGGGGCTTTTTGTTTTAACCTAATGAAAGGAAATATTATGCTAGATTTGAAGAAGACCAACATCGCAGCAGATGCCGAAGTCGGAGTAACCGTAGAGCTTATCCACCCTGCAACTGGTGAAGGCACTGGTGGGTTCGTGACTATCCGTGGGGAGCACTCTAAAGTAGTTCAAGCATTTGCCCGCAAGCGTCTAAATGAATTCCAGAAGCGTGAAAAGATGGCTAAGGGTAAGGGTAAAGAACTTGAGTTTACTACCGAAGAACTTGAAAGCATGTCTGTTGAAAATGCAGTAAACCGTATTATTACATGGCGTGGCATTTGTTCTGACGGAGTTGAGATTCCTTTTTCCAAAGATGTTGCAACAGAAGTTCTAACAGAGCACACTTGGATTAGAAAGGTAATCACAGAAGAGAGCGAAAACATTCTCAACTTTCGACCAAGCTGATTATGAACAAGCCGTAGCTTTTGCAGAACAAGAGTTTGAATTATCTGAGAAACAATCAGACGGTAAAACAACTCGTGAGCATCTGGAGAATGTAAAGAAGCAAACAGGGATAACACCAAAAGAATTAGAAGATTTGGTTGAACTCCCTGCTGGTATGCGTCAATGCTGGAATTGGTTTCTAAGACTCAACCGTAAACGACCTGCGGGAATGGGTATCTCTGAGATACCTTACACTGAAATGAAATCATTCTTTGATCTTCATGGAATTGAGCCAGAGAGTTATGAGATTGAACTAATAGAAATCTTTGATAGAATTGCCATGAAAAGTTTTACGGATGCTCAAGAAAAAGAGCAACGACAGCAAGAAGCAAAAGCTAAGGGGAAGAAATAAGAATAGCCTCTTAATTGAGGCTTTCTTTTTATGTGCTTATTTGAGTATATAAAAAGAATAAAAGAGAATAACACAAAGGTGAACGTATGCTCGATTTAAGCACCCTGGTCTTCAAAGTAGAGGATAGTCAACTGAAGCAAGCGAGTGAGACTATTTCTAAGCTTGTACAGGACTTTAGCAAGATTGACAAAGCAAGTCAACAAGCCGCTCGTACTCAAGCTCAGACTGAAAAGCTATTGGCACAAGCAGCCAAGGAACACGCACAAGCTCGTAAAGCTAATGCTGATGCTGCTGAGAAAGAATTAAAAGCCACAATCACTGCTGATAAGGCTGATCAAGCCCGTGAACAAAGTATCCGCAAGACTACTAAGGCTACAGAAGATCGAGCCATTGCAAGTAAAAAGCGAGTAAGTCTTCTTGAAAAGGAGCGGGAAGTAACTGACCTGATGGCTCAGGGATACTCTCGTGCTGATGCTCGTTTCCTTGCAATGGCTAAGTCTGCTGGTGCGTTCTCTGACGAACTGGTACAGCTTCGTGAAACTCAAAGAGCAATGACGACCGATCCTTTTGACCAGTCTGACAGTTCTCTAAAAAGAATGACTCGTTCTTTGCATGAAGCCAGTCAAGCTCAGAATTTGTTTACTTCTGGTTCTATGCTTAACGTTAAGCAAGCCAGAGAGATGATCCGTGACCAAGATAGACTTGTACTTAGCCTACAACGTCAAGGTAAGAGCACTGCAGAGATTTCTCAAGCTCTGCAAGATTATCGTGGTGAATACGAAAAGGTTGCAGGTCAACTGAATAAAGCCTCTGACGCTGAGAACAAAATTATCAAGGCTCGACAAGAGTCTGTGAACGCTGCTAAATACGTTACGTCTGAGAACGAACGTATGGCTGCTGCATTGAATCAATCAAATAATGCTCTTGATAAGGGAGCAACAGACAAGCTTGTTAAGTACGAGACTAACCTTCGCAAGATGGGCTTCTCTCAAGATGAAGTTACAAAACGCTTAGGTGTTTATAAAACACAACTAGAAGCAGTCGCTGCTGCTGAACAAAAAAGAGCTGCTGCATTTCTATCCCGTGCCTTAATGCCTCAAGGTACTGACGTTGTTGTTTCTTTGGCTTCTGGTCAAAACCCCCTTACAGTTCTTTTACAGCAAGGGGGTCAAGTCCTAGATTTGTTCAATCAATCCGGGATTGCTGCTGACAAACTTAAAGATACTATAAAGGAAGCTTTTAAAAACATGCTTCCTTCCATTATGTCCGTGGTTGGGGCGGTGGGTGGTTTATTTGTTGATGGTATAAAAAGTGCAGGCGCTGCTGCTGTAGGTTTCGTAGGTAAGATGACAGGAATTAATTCTGTTGTATCTCATACTACGGACCTGCTGTACCTAATGGGAGGTGGATGGGTTACTGTAGCTAAAGGTGTAGAGATTTTTGGCAAAGCAATGAGTGTTCTTGCAGGAGTGACTATTTTTGCTTTGGTGGCATCTCTGGGTGCATTACTGATTGGATTGAAGCAAGTAATCTCTGAGAATAATGATCTAGCAAAAGCTTTTGCTTTATCTGGAGGCTCTATTGCGGCTTCACACCTTGAACTTACAGGATTCGTTAAGACTCTTGCTGCCTCTGGAGCCACTACAGGTCAAGCTACAGATGCTTTGCTTGCAATGGCAAAAGCTGGAACTTTCACTAAAGATGAAATCCTTCTGGTTGGTAAAGCTTCTGTTGAGATGCAAAAGAACTTTGGTATCTCTATTGATGACACTGTAAAGCAATTTGCAAAGCTCAAAGAAAAGCCCGTAGAAGCTTTACTAGAAATTGCTAAAAGTTCTGGCATGGTTGCTCCAGAAATTCTCAAGATGGTAAATGAACTTGAGAAAGCTGGTAAAGTATCTGAAGCAGCTGCATTGGCAATGAAGACTTATGCGAATGTAACCACTGAGCAAATCTCTCAAATGAAGGAAAACTACAATGGTTTTGCTTTGTTTATCATCAAGCTCGGTCAAGGTATTAAGCAGTTCTTCTCAGATACTTTCAAGACTTTATTTGTAGCTACTGATCCTAATACACAACTCGCAAACAACTTACAAGCAATGCAAAAGCGCATTGACCAATTGAAAGGTAGTGTAGCATATCAAGCTGGAAGTGAAGTAAGTAAAAATCAAGTGAGAGCACTTGAAGAACAAGCTCGGATGATTTCTAGTCAAATTAGCTCTTCTGTTCGTTTGAACGCCGAAGAAGAGAAACGTAGGCTTGGAAATGTTGAAGGGGCTAAGATTCTTGAAGCAAGTAACAAGCTACAAAAAGAAGCTGAAGACGTTATCGACAAGTCCACAAGAAAAACTCTAAATCTAGAAGATTATAGAAAAGAGTTTGTCAGTAAAAAGCTTGAGGATGCTGCTAAAGAGAAGAATATTGATATTGACAAGCTTCGTACTAATGCTGACCTTGTAAAACTTCTAGAAAAGCAAGCAGACATTCAGTACAAGAAAGATCATACTAAAGATGCGAAACAAGGAATCAAAGACCTAGAGACAGAGATTGATCTTCGTAATAAAGACCTTGGACTTTTATCTTCTTTCAATAATGAACTAGATGCAATTGAGCGTAGACGTAAAGCTACAGGAAATGAAGATCAATATCAAGCCTCTCTTCGTGCTCTGATTGAAAAGCAACCTGTATATATCAATCACCAAAAGGAGATGATCAGGGCTCAGGAACTTAGCAATAAGTTAATGGGCGTGGCCGACCTTCTTGGTAAGGATTACTATAAGACTCTTGAAGAGATTGCATCTTTTGAAAAACTAGGTCAAGCTGGTGGTGGGTATTCCACAGAACAAGCGGATAAACTTCGTCAAATTGCTTTTGAAAATA